TTATTGACACAAGACATATATATTAATACATTATAAAAAATCTATTCACGGATTAATTTTATTAATATACCTGATGTAACAAATGTTCCCAATAAAAATATACCATATACATATAAGTTTCTTCGAAATACAAAATCTATATTTTCGGTTCTCTCATCATATGCATTATTACTTTCTTTTAAAATATCATACTCTTGTGTTAATTCTTTATTCTTTTCTTTCAATCGTTCAAGTGTTCTCTCCTTATTTTTGATTTTTCTTATGCATACATTAATGTCTTGTGTAGTATTTTTTTCTAAATCATTCATTTCATTAATAACAGTATTCAATGAATTAATTGAATCTACAAGTTGGTCTCTTGTTTCTTCATTGGTTGTCTCATTTAAATACTCAATATAGTCTTCACGAACACTGTTCTTTATTATAGAAAATGTATTTATCTTTTCTTGTATCTTTGTTTTCAAATTTTCATTCGTCATTAATATATAATATAAATACATTTTATTGAATACAATAGCGATAATAATAAGATATCAATGAAGTTGGACTTTTACGCTTGATTTCACATAATTGTCCTGGTTTGAGACCTAAAGTTATAGAAACAGGATCAAATCGTGAAATAGTTGGAAGATGTAATCTTGGTTCTTTCACATTATATTTTCTATAAATATACTCTGATTCTTCTTTATCCAAAACTCTATGTTCTGGAACTAAATTATGTTTTAAAATATTAAATTGGAGTCGTTTTAAAGAACGAATTCTAACATATATATTATCATTTGTCCATAACTGCTTCATTGTCTTTAAAAGAGTATCATTCGGTTCATCTTTAGTAATGAATATAATTTGGTCAGTTTTCGGATCTAATATGTTTTCAATTCTATATAAACTCTCTACAATATCATATAGATTTGCAGGTCTAATACTTTTATTTATATGATATTTTATAAATATTTTATGTTGTTTATTATTTTCAACAATCATATCCAATTGTTTATTTTTTAACATAATATGAACTTCATTACTTGTGAATCCTTTATAATTATCTACATTATATCCACAATATTCAAGTTGTTCTAACAATATATTACGAGATGTAAAAACAACATTTACAAGATTACTAGCCATTATGTATATATTATAATAAAATACTATATTTAATTCAATTTTATAAATTATTTCCAATAGTTCTATATTTCAAATATTGCAATCTGGAAGATGAGGAATTTTGGTTTGCTGGTGGTGAGTTCTTACGCTTATCATAAAAAGTTAGGTTGCTTTTATCATTAATTACACGACGAGAAGCATTTCTTATTAATGAGGTTGAACTTTGTTTTACTGATGTAATTTTTATATTATATGTATCACTATTCATATATATAATACTTATATATTATCTATACTAATCATTTTTTTTTCTACATTTTTATTTATCTTTAATTTATTGAATTCCTCTTCTTCTTCTTCTACATTATCTTCTTTTTTTTCGTCATCTTGAATATCAAACAATAAAGTAATTTCCTCTTTCTCTCTAGTAGATGTATCCTTATTACTTAGTCTTCCCCCACTCATTCCACTCATTAATTTTTCTTGATATAGTTCTAGTTGTTCTAATGTTAAATAGATACGTATTGGGTTTTCTTGAATATGTCTAATATAATTATTTAATTCATCAACATTCATAAATACATTTGCAAAGTTTTGATAATTATCTATATTATTGACTTGTAATTGTTGTCTTATCATAGTAATAATTTCAGGTTTGAATATGGATTCTAGTTTTGATTCAAGTGGTAATTCTTCATAAGAAGTTGGATTTGTAAATCCTAACAATGAATTCAATGTTTCAATTGTATCTAATAATTCCACTTTCTCTTCTTGGTTTAATTCATCAAAGTTGATCTTTTCTTTCAAATCACTTTCAACGATGGGTTCAAGTTGTGTTTGAAGAGTTCCTGGTTCATAATCTGGACTTCTTGGTTGATAATCTTCAGGTAGAGGTGATATTGGTTCATAATCTGGACTTCTTGGTTGATAATCTTCAGGTAGAGATGATGTTGGTTCATATGGAGGTGATATTGGTTCATATGGAGGTGTTGTTGGTCCTTCTTGAATATCAATTCCAAGTTCTCTCTCTGGGTCTAAAGTTCTCTCTCTGATTCTTACATCGTCTATCTCTTTATTTAAAATGTTTTTACTGAATTGTCTATAAGATTGTTCTAGTGTTTGTTGAGTATGAATAGAATAATCATTAGAAAGTTCATTATAAGTCTCTCTTCCTGTATTTAATTCGATTCTATTTTTATTTGGTAATATAGAGGTTGTTTGATCGATATTTTTATCTGTTATAATTCTCATAGTTATATTCATAGAATTTAACTCTTGCATGAGTAATTTGAATGAGTAAGGAACACGAACGATACTAAAATCACGACCATGAACGCTTTTATTTTCGATTTGCATATTATTATCTAAAACACCTTTAAATCGTATTGGACCATCTACCATAGGACTTAAGAATATATTTTTACTTTCATTATAAATAGCGATACTTCCTGTATTATTACATACAGCCATATAATATTCATCACCACGAACTAACATGGATTCATTCAAGAAAGAAGACATTCCATGACATAATAATGCGTCGCGTTCCATTTCACCGATTCGAAGACCACCGTCTTTTGCACGACCACCAATCGTTTGTCTTGTAAGTTGTGTTCTTGGACCTCTTGCACGATAATTGATTTTATCTTTCACCATATGTTTAAGCCGTAAATAATAAGTTGGACCAATAAAGATATCACTTTCCAATACTTCTCCATTCATACCATTATATAATATTTCATTACCAGAGGAATGAAATCCTTGTTGTTGTAGCATCGAACCAAATACTTCATGTTTGGACCCTTTATTTACAAAAGCAGTACAATCACCAAACGCACCATAATGAAGACACGCTTTCCCTACAAGACATTCTACTAATTGACCGATTGTCATACGACTAGGTAAAGCGTGTGGATTCACAATGACATCTGGTCTGATTCCATCTTTTGTAAAAGGCATATCTTCTTCATCTAATATAATACCAACTGTTCCTTTTTGTCCTGCTCGAGAACAAAATTTATCCCCAATTGATGGTAAGCGTTCTTCACGAATACGAACTTTTGCGATACGGTTTCCTTCTTCTCCTTCTGTAATATAGGTTTTATCAACAATTCCAAGCTGTCCTTTTTTAGGAACAACAGAACTATCAATAAATGTATTTGGTTCAGTTAAGGATACAGTGCATTTTCCAATCACTACTTTTTTATCATCCATGAATTCATTCTCTCTTATCATTCCATTTTCATCTAAGTGTGAATAATCATATCCTGGTTTTAATCCAACCATATTTGACATGCGTGATTCAATATTACAAAAATGACTATCTACATTTGAACCAGAGACTTTACTCGATTCTTCGTAAGATTCATACATATTAAAATAAGTAGTTCTAAATAATCCTCTTTCTACAGATGATTTATTAAATATTAACGCATCTTCTACATTGTATCCGTTGTAAGACATAATCGCTACAATTGCATTTTCTCCATAGGGGTGTTGATTTTGAGTAATATAGTCGTAATATTTACTTTTTATAAGAGGTATTTCTCCATAGTTCAATACTACACCCATTTTATCTATTCTATTTTGATAATTTGTATGATATATAGATACTGCTTGTTTGGATTGTCCGCAGGAAAATAAGTCTCTTGGTAATTGATTGTTTTCAGGATAAACTACCATATTTCCTAAAACACTTAATAGTAAAGATGGATGAATTTCAATATGTGTTGTATATTTACTATCATATTCATGTTCCATACTTATCAGAGAACTTTCAACTTCTTCTGTATCTAAATATTCAATAACACACGCATTTTTTTCTAAATATTGTTTTACATTTTCATAATCATCTGGAATATCATATAAATTTTTTGGATTATATATCATACATTCCTCTTTTTTTGTTTTCTTCTCTCCGTGATGAAAACCCTTTGTTATTTGTTTCCAAGAGAGAGAATCGGAAGAAACATCTTCAAAAAAGGAATTTTGATAACTGATTGAGCCATCTTTTTTAACATAAAATAGAGGGCGTAATAATCTTCCTCCGTCGCTATGGATAATAATTTCATTATGTTGATAATCCCACCGTATAGAAGTATATGATGGTAATAATGAGTTTCTACGATATAATTTAAAATCTTCTATGATTTCTTTTGGATTTTTTACAATACCCATCCATGAACCATTAACAAATACTTTTGTAAAGGAAGATAATTCAAGTGGAGATACTTCATTGATAAATTGAAGGTTTCTCTCTCTTAACCATGACACAAATACAGAAGAAGAACAATCTGGTGAAATATCTGCCATACAAGAGAGATGTTTATGAAGTCCAATATTTGCTCCATCTGGTGTATGTATAGGACATATGATTCCAATTTGAGAACTGTGTAATAGTCGTGGTCCTACTACTTTTGCTGTTCTATCCAGAGGTAAGTTTAGTTTTCGTAAATGAGAGACAAATGAAAAATAAGATAATCTATTCAAATCCTGAACGATACCTTCTCTCTTTGTATGAGAGACAGAACCCCAATTTCCTTTGAATCCTTTCATAATTCCATCTTCAACCATACGATTAGAGAAAAAATCTTTATAGTTATTTATAATTAGTGAAGTAAAGTTGTTTTGATATGTATCTTTATGATAATAATACTCACTATCAATCTTTACAAATATATCTTTCAATTGTAGTTTATAATATTCAATAAATAAATCATACAAGAGAGAACCGGATAATTCTACTCGTTTAAATTTAAAATTATCACGGTCTGTTGGTTTCTCGTCTCCTATATAAACACGTAATAAACGCATTACCATATAACCTAAATAATATGCTTTGTCTATAAAATTAAGTTCTCCGACATTCGGTAGAAAATAATCCATTAAAATATGTAAAGTTCCTGAAATAGTTTTTGATTTGGTAAAAGTGGAAATATACTGTAATGCGTTTTCCTGAGTGAATATTTTTGATGAATCATATACACTTGAAGTAAATAAATCAATATAGTGATTATATTTCTCCATATCTAATAAACACGTTTCAATAATTTTTTTATCTGATTGAATACCTAATGCTCTCATTAAAATAAATAAAGGAATAGGTTTTCTAACATTTGGAACCAATACAACAATTTGTCCGTTTGTTTTTGTTGGTGTAGGTCTTACAATACGAACTGATAATGTACGAACTGGTTTAGAAGGGTCTTCAGCAACAGTTCGAATATCTACAGAATGACTATATAATTCATTAAAATCATCTGTAATTTTAAGTAAATTATCTGCAAACTTTTCTTGAGATACAATAACCTTTTCTTTTCCATTAATAATAAAATATCCTCCTTGGTCCGTTTTACACTCTCCAAGTTGAAAACGTGTATGTTCGTCTAATGAGGATAATATACACATCTTAGAATGAAGCATAATAGGAAAACGCCCTAAATATATATGTTCTAGTGTTTCTTGATGAGTAGTTTTATTACCATTATCATCAATCATAACATATTCTACATCTACATCATAATGTATGGTGAAAGAATACGTCATATTATTTAAACGTGCTAAATTTGGATACATATAGTCTTGACGCGTTTCTTCACTTATATCATTATAGATGATTGGCTTACCATAATATATTTTGTTTCCTTCTTTTCCTCCTAAATATAAAAAACATTGTAGAGTATATTCTCCTGTGTTTTCATCTTGTTCTTTCACAATCTTGATTGGATTATTCTCTCTCATTATTTTTGGAATACCATTCCATACAAAATCATCATACGATGTTAAATGATGTTTTACTAAAAAGTGTGAGTTTTCTTTAAAATACTTCTCTATTAATTCCCATACAAATATTTCGTGATTATTCATTTGTTATATATAATAAAATACTATTTATATTTATAATTTGTATTTTATTTAATCTTCTTTATCCAATACATCTACACTTGCTTGAACGGTTTGCTTACCAAGAGTAAGAATAAATAATCCTAATATAATAAATAATCCAACAAATGGTAATAATACCAAGAACCAAGCAAGATTTGTGTATTTATTTTCACATAAACTATTCAAGACAATCGTCCAGAATAAAACATAAAGTAGTTTTCCAACAAATACAAGGAAAGTAGGGAATGTTAAATCACAGTTATACATTCCTAAACAATATTTATCTGTATTTCCTAAATTTTGGATTGCCATGACTAGAATAGAAAAGAGTGATATTAAAACATAGAATCTTGCAGGATTACATAATGCATTGTATTGTTTCATCATATCTCCAAGAAAGTTATTTGCCATAATGTATATTTTATAATTAGAAAATAAATTTGATTACATACTATTTATTTTGTTTCGTGCATTCATAATATGTTGTTTCATATCTGTTGGAGTAACGTTAAGATTGCTTTCATTTGCAAGATATGGTTGATATAGTGGAGATGGATTATCACTTGGAACTGTAGATGTTCCGTTATATGTTGAATCTAAATTTTTACCTCCATATTCGAGTGTTCGTGTAGCAGATGTTACTTGAGATGGAATGAGAGAACTTAATCCACCACCCCCTTTATAAGTAGGAATATCAGTTACTTGGATTTGGTCTAACATATTATACATTTGAGGTATCGTTTGAATCTGGATTGGATCTCCACCAATGGCTAATTCTGTATTTAACGCGTTGAAATCAGGAGATAAACTATAATGTGTTCCTCCTGCTACTGGATGCCATAAATTATTTTTTGGGATATAGTGTGGGATAGGGTTAAAGTCTTTAGGCCAGAATTCTTTCAATCCAGGTGCTGGTGCATACTTCACTTGACCTGGTATATGTTTATTACCTCCTCTATGATTTTTCCTTCTAGTATATTTTCGTTTTCTATTTCCACTGTTGCGTTTTGCTCTTGTTTTCGGCATTATATAATAATACTAGAAATTATATATTAAATATATATAAAGATTTTTTATTCTTCATTATATCATAAAATTATAGCTATGGATTCTACTTTATTTAAGAATGGGGCTGGTATGTCCTCCCAAATGATGTTAATGGCAATGTTAAATAGAGAGATTACATTTAATCAAATTATATATATGATATTTTTTAATCAACTTATTTATATTATTCCTTCTATTATAGTATTCTTTAAAAAGTATGGAAATGTTTTTATTCAAAAAATAAGAGAGAAAGTTATGAAAGATAAAAAAATAAAACAATTCATTAATGAAGATAAAAATATAAAAAGTGAAATTATTTATAGTAAGCATAAAGATAGTACAATTGTGAATGCAATCAATAATTATATTACAAATTTGAATGAGTCAAAACATCTTACCTATCGTGAAGAGTATTATGTGACAAATACAGATGAATTTCAGATAAGTTCAGATATATATTGTAAAGTTTATATTAAGAATACGATAGATACAAGTGAGGAAGAAAAAGAAAAAATAGATTACAAAATTGCAGTATATTCATATAAATATGAGCTGGAATATTTGAGAGATTTTGTGAATACACTAAATGAAAAATATATTTATGAATTAAACAATAAACTTGGAAACAGAAAATTTTATTTTGATGAGATCTCGTTAAATATTCCTAAAGGTCCAAGTGGAGAAATACGTTATGAAATGATGCCACGAAATTTATCGTTTATAATGACCGAATTTAATACAAATAAATCATTACATAATGTATTTGGAAAACATTTAGATATAGTGAAAGAGAGAATAAAGTTATTTCAACACGATAAAAAATGGTATGAAGATAAGGGTATTCCTCATACATTGGGTATTTTACTTCATGGACCACCTGGAACTGGTAAGACATCTCTAATTAAAGCCATTGCAAAATACTGCAAACGTCATATTTTCAATATTAAACTATCTAAATATAGCACAAAAACTCAACTAAGAAATTTGTTTTTTGAAAAGAAAATCAACGTAGTAAATGAAAATGGACGAAATCAAATGTATGAAATACCGCTGGATGAGAGAATTTATCTTATTGAAGATATTGATTGTCTAACCGATATAGTGAATGAACGAACTCAAATAAATAAGAATCTTAAAGAGAAATATGCAGGTTCAAGTGATTTAGACCAGATTTATAATTCAACATTAACTGGACCTTTAGAAAATGACTTTAATAATGCTATGACTAGACATAATTACAGTAACTTTGGAAATATTGAAAATAAAAAGGTAGAAACAAGCATTCAAAAATCAAATCATACCATATCGGATATGAAAAATAATATGGAAACAAAAGAATTTTTGAAAGATGAAGAAGAAAATACGGATGGCTTGAACTTATCTTTTCTATTGAATTTATTAGATGGTATTTTAGAAACACCTGGTCGTATATTGATTATGACATCAAATTATCCTGAAAAGTTAGATAAGGCTTTAATAAGACCAGGGAGGATCGACTTAAATATACATGTTGATTATTGTGATTTAGAATTAATACAAGAAATGTTTAATCACTTTTTCAATTTGGATAATAATAAGTTTGATTTCACTATATTAAACTATGTAAATAAAATTACACCTGCAGAAGTCAATAAATATTTATTAAATAATTATAACTCATCTCAAGCATCTTATAATGAGATAAAAAATCATATTACAACAAAGAAACAATAAATTATAAAAGTTATTCAATATCAACATGAGTTAGCATATGTCTCCTACAACACATTTTGTTTAAATTTAACCTATCTAATACAATGCCTTCTGGTGTTTTTTCAATATTATCTTCTGTGAAGTAAATAACTTTATTTGTATCCATATTTTGAGATATTTTTATTTTTTTTACTTCTCGTAAGTAGTGTAAATACTTATCTGCGAGAACATTACCACAAGTGAAACACTTTACAGGAATAATCATACTATATATAATATAGTATATAATATGATTCATTTTTAAATTCAATTTTATTTAAATTGAATATCTTTCGTTTCTAAAATAGAAATGGTCTGCCTTCATAGTAGGAGTTTCAATTTCATCTATAAATGTTGGACCATTTCGATTTCCTGCAACACATCGTCCTTTGTTATTGTTGGAGAGATAAATACAACATCGTGTTAAATTACAATTATTTGAATTTAATGTTTTACATTTTTCATTCAATTCATCACTTGATAAATCGCACATATTATTAAGATTTTTTGGAGTCATTCCTTCTTGTCTTAGTTGATTCATTTCATAAAATAATATTAGATAAATACCCACTAATACAACTATTATTATTTCTATATAATAATTCTGCATTCCTCGTAAAGAGTTATTTGCAAATTGTTGTAATGATAAAAATAAATTCATATATATAATATTTTATAATAAATTACTTTTCTACAAATAATTTTATTCCATCAGTTGTTTTCCGTTTTCTATAAACAGTATTTGATTTATGAATATCTTGATGACATTTTTTACAAATACGTATCAGATTTGCTGTATGATTTTTGTGAATATGGTCTATATATCCATCTTGATCTGCATCCTTTTGATATTGTAAATGATGAATATCATCTCCATCTTCACCACATAATTCACACGAACCATTCAACATTTTTTTAGAATTATAAGAAGATACTTTTCTATCTGTAATTGTTGTTTTTCCGTAATACTTCATACGAATATTGGTTGCAAGATCTAAAAAGGTTTCTGGTAAATGTAAAGACTTACATACTTCTAAACCATACATATTATCTCCTGGTCCATCCTCTAACTTACGGTTGTAAATTAAACATTCTTTGGAACGATCATACACAACACTTAAATGTTTTAAACTTAAATACTTTAATTCCTTGATTTCATTCATTTTTGTTATTTCGTGAAAATGGGATGCAAATATAAATTTACAACCACTTTTATGTAAATGAAACAATCCAGATGCAAATATACTTATTGCTGAACCATTCTCGGTTCCAGAACATAATTCATCACCCAGAACAAGACTATCTTTATCTGAATACTTTAAAATAGTCCGCAATTCTGACATTTCAACAGCAAAGGTGGATAAGCCTTTAAAAATATTATCATTTCCTATAATTCTTGTAAATATATGTTTGAATGGATAAAATACAAATGACGAACAAGGAACAAACATTCCTGCTTGAGCTATTATAACTGATATACCAATGGATTTAATTAAACTCGATTTACCTACTGCATTTGTTCCAAATAACAAAAACCCTAAATTTGTATTGTCTAGATAGATATCATTCGGCACATAACACTCTTCTTGATTTATACGTTCAATAAGGGCATGTCTTAACCCTTTCGTATGAATGAAAGAAGAATCACTCTCTTTAATGGTTGGTTTGCAATAATTATATTTTTTAGAAATAATTGCCTTTGTAATATTCACATCTAAAACACGAATGACTTTAATGATTGTATGAAAACAACTATGTAATGGAATTAAAGTAGTTAAAAATTCTTTGTAATATTGTGTTCCTAATTTCTTCAAAACTTCCTTCAAACGATGAATATTGTTTGCAATTCTCTCTATATCTACGCCACATATACAGGCATCATTCCCCTTTCTTTCTATTTTAATCTTCTTTATATTTAAATAATACGAACAATTCTTTTTACTATAACTTGATTTATACACTAATTCAATTTCTTCTTTTTCTATCTTTTTTAATTGTTGTTTTAATGTTTCTCCTCTTTTTACAGTAAGTTTAATATAATATCCATTTTTATCTGTTTCGTGTAATTTACATAATTCTTTGTTTATTTTTCTCTCTCTCTCTTGGATAATACTTGTTAAATATTCACGAATACATTCTAATCTATCAAAACTTTCCATATATTCTCTTTGAATCGTATCTATTTCTGGATAAATTCCTTGTTTGAAAAAATTCAATGTAAAATTATTACAAGATTCATTATTATTTTTTAAAATTATTATATCTACTTTACTATAAATATTATTATTTAATTCTTGAATAAATTTTATCACTTTATCAACTTGGATATAATCACTCAAAAAATCCATATACGATGAAATATCTTTTTTAACCATTGTATTTAAAATATCTATTGTGTTCTTTAATCCAATAAATTCAGTCGGTTTTACTCTACTTAGAATGATTTTCCTATAAAATCTCTCTACATCAATCGTATGATTCAAATTCTCACGGATAAGTTCCATTTGTTCTATATGTTGTAACATAAAGTCGATTAAATCATACTTTTTTTCTAATTCATTTTTATCAATAATTGGATTTAATAATTGTTCCTTAAATTCTCTCTTTCCTATTGTTGTTACACATTTGTTTAATAGAGATAGCACACTTGAATAAGGACCATTATATGTACTATCATTAATAATATTTAATTGTTTTAATGAATGATTTGATAAGATAAGGTGGTTTTCTTTATTTATCTTTGGTTCTTTAATTTTATAAATCAAATTGGGGTTATGTTGATATACATAGTCTAATAAAAAAACAAAACATTGAAACAAACAAGGATAATATTCTAATGAGGTGCTAGAAATATAATATTGATAATCTTTTATATCATAGAATTTTTCCATCAATTCCTTTTGATACACTTCACTTTCACATCTTAAACATCGTTCCGACATAATATTCTCTCTATCATTCAAATCTATTTTACGAATCACACGACTACGAATACCAATAAACATTAAAATATCGTTTATTTCGCTTGACTTTATCGTTTCGGTATTATATATAAGAATAAATTCAACTGGAGAATATACGGAATACACTCGTTCTACTTCATCAAATGTTGTTGGATTGTGAAAATATTCTTTTTTGATTTCATTTAAGATGACATTTCCAGTAATAATATCTACTAATGTATAAGATATATACATATATTTCTTAGGTTCTATCAAATTAGGATTTGTAACAAATATTTTAACACACATTAACATATTTGATATATTGTTTTCTGTATCAAAATCCGTTCCTGGACTTATAATATGAAGTAATTCTCTCTCTGCACTTGGATTTTCATCATTTTGTTTATAAATAACAATTGTATATCCTTCTCTCGTTAATTTATTTGTATATTTATTAATCATATAATCACGAAAACCAGCCATCATTACATTACATTGAACTTTTCTTTCACTATCATATATCGATACTTTTGATTTCATACTTATATGTAATTCACATATTTTAGAAAATTCTTGAATAGAACTTCCAAATATATTTGTTTTATATTTTTTTCCATAAACTTCAAAAAAAGCACCCACTTGCATTAATAAGATACATTTATCACCATATTCATTTTTATATTTGTTGGTTAGTTCAAAGTATTTCTTAATTAAACTCATGACTATAATACTATATTACCGTCTTGTGTTTATATTAGTTTAGAATATTAACTTTGATACAAGTAATTGTGTATTAAATAATTACTATTTTTATTTTTTATATCACCACTTAATACTGTATTTTTATAGATTTCTCTAATGAGAGAGTCAGGGGCTCGTGTTCCATATCTAATTAAATTCTTATCTCTTAACTCTCTCTTGATTGTATTTATATCTATTTCTTGTAAGATATTAATCTCTTTTTTAATCTGTTTTATTGTTTTATTATTTTTAATGAATACACCTACTTTTGAATTTTTCTTTCCTAGATTATACATTCTGCGTATTGTTTTTACTCTATATTTTCTTACATTCTGTTTTGGAATATTTTTTAAAGAACGAATATTATGGTTTCTTTTTACGATATCTTTTGTTTCTTTTTGTCTTATATCTTTTAATTCTTTTAATTTTTTACTTCTATCTGTTTCTATTTTTTGATTATCTTCTATTTTTATTTTATTATTTTTACCTTTCTCTCTACTTACTGTATGATGATGAAGATTGTGTGGTTCCTTTTTTAAACTTCGTTTATATTGTGAATATGTCATTTTTTTACCTCCTTTTAAACAACCATAAGGTGGTTCTGGTTTGCTCTTTGAACTTATAAATTCATCCTTCTTTATTTCATTTCTATGAGATTCTAAAGTAGGTTCAACTTTGATTTTATTTTCCAAAGTGTTTTTTTCTGGTATTTTAGTTTTTGATTTATTATGTTTTCTATCTCTCTTACTAACTGGATTTTTCTCTTTTAAGTATTTATCTAAAAATGACATTGCTTCAGCCAATCTATCTGTATTTGAATTCACTACATTGTCATGATTTGGTTTTTTTGTTTTCTCTTTTTCTTTATTCTTGTTAAAATTGCGTATATTGGATATTAATTTTTTCTTTAATGTATTTCTAACATTTAGTTTCTTTGGAATTTCTTTTCTCTTTTTGATTGTTTTATTTTTTGATAGAGAGAAAAATTCAGGGTTGATTTGAATTACTTTATGTTTTTCTTGAGAACTCATACAATTAATATATAAATTAAAACATCCACAAGAACGATTTACATATACATTAATTTATAATTCATATTGTCTAATTTTGATTTATCATTTTTATATTTGATAAAATCGTTATATCCATTATCCATATCCTTTTTATTAATTTGTTTTCGTTGATTCTTATCATTAATACAAAATACACGCCTACCATGACTAATTTTTACTTTTGAAAATAATGATTCCATATCACGGCCAAAATATGTAAATGTATCTCTATGTTTTAAAAACCAATGATTTAACTCGCTATCATTTATGTTTAAGTTCCAATTATTCTCAAATACAATTTTTTTGAAGATATCTTTTAGTTCAGTATGTGTATATTCATTTGTATCAAAACACCATGTAAATCTTGATTTTAATCCATTATTATAAGAAAATAAACATTCATCTAATTCATTTTTATAACCTGCAATTATCACCATTAGATTATCTTTATGAACGCTTAAAAGTTCGCATAATGTATCAATACACTCTTTTGAAAACATATCTCTGTTCTCTCTATTACCCAAAGAATAGGCTTCATCTATAAATAATACACCTCCAATACATTCTTCTATAAGTTTTTTAGTCTTTATTGCAGTCTGTCCTAAATATCCAGCAATCAAATCTGGCCTTGTAACCTTTTTAAATATACCTTTTTTTAATATACCTAATTTACTATATATTTTACCAATAATACGTGCTACTTCTGTTTTTCCAGTTCCGGGTGGTCCATAAATACACGTATGCATATAATCTCCCTTACTATCTTTATGTAGGTCTTGAATATAATAAATAATTTGATTTAATACTGATAATTTTAATTCTTCCATTCCAATCATATTATTTAGTTCTATTAACTCTTCCTTTATGTTATGTAGTCTTGAAAGATTAATATTATATTCAATATGTGGTAAAAGAGGATTATCATTAATAATTTCTATTAGAGAATTAAGATTTACTATATTTTTTTCTATAACTTTCTTATCAAGTTTCTCTCTAACATAACTGGATACATCTTGTTGTGTGATTTCTATTGTTGATGTGTTTTCTGTATAATAATTTATCACTTCAGGTTGATTATCTTGAACAAAATTTTCGTCAATTAAATCCAAGAATTTATGATATTTCACTCTATCATTTAAATTTTGTTTTCTATTGTATATTTTTCTACCATTCTTATATTGAGCTTGATATAAGTCCATTCTTGATATAAAATTAAAGTATGGATTCATGTATTAACTTAAAAAGTTATTTTTATATTATTATATCAAGACAAACTAACATTATATAGCTGAAATTCAAATGTTATTCATATATTTTTTATTATCCATCTCATTTATTTCTTCTATGTTATCTTGGGTATATATGAAATATAATAGTAATTCAGAAAGCAGAATAAAAAGAATTATTTATTATACGCATCATTATATTTTTTATTATATATTAAATTTGATTATTTCATATTTACTTTGGAAGAATATATATATTATTTATGAAAATATAGAGACACCTTATAAAGATAATGTTATTTATATATCTTTGATCTATATTACCATTTATATTTCTATGAATTTTAAGTATTATATTACGATGCTATATAACAACTAATTCTTTTCACATCTTTGAAAATTTACAAAATTATATTAAATACATAATGAATATAAAAAAAAATTGATATAGAATTTAAGATAATTATACTTCAATAATATATCTCTCTTTCTGTTGAATCGTACGCTCTAAGATGGAATCAATCCAAATGAATAAGAATGAATCTATTCAATATAATAAATATATAGAAGAACCATGGTCTTTAATTGAAAGTTATTTTGATGGACAACATTTAAAGAGGATGGTTCGTCATCATATAGAATCATATAATAACTTTGTAAACGAACAAATTCGTAAAACAATAAATATGTTTAATCCAGTGTATATAAAGTCACCACAAGACTATGATGAAGAAAGTAAGAAATATAGTTTAGAGATGATAATTACTTTTGATAATTTCAATATATATAGACCACAAACCTATGAAAATAATGGTGCAACAAAAACGATGTTTCCGTGTGAAGCACGATTGCGAAATATGACTTACGCATCGGTTATGACGATTGATTTAAATATTAAAATTATTCGTAGGTATGGAGAAATGTTAAAAGAGTGTGAGATAAAACATAAAATATTACCGAAGATACATATTGGAAAAATTCCAATTATGTTAAAATCGTGTCTATGTGTATTAAATCAGTATAATCATATTGATAATTCATATATTGGTGAGTGTAAATATGATTCAGGTGGTTATTTTATCATTAATGGTAGTGAAAAAACAATTCTAGCTCANGAGAGGGCAGCAGAGAATCGTATATGTTGTTTTAATACNATGAAAGGTAATAGTAAATGGTCTTGGACTGCGGAGATAAAATCAGTCCCAGACCATAAAGTGATATCACCAAAACAGATTAATATGATGATTTCGAATAAGAATAATGGTTTCGGTCATTGTATTTACGTACAATTACCAAGATTAAAGCAAGTCATTCCATTATTTGTATTATTTCGGTCATTGGGAATTATTTCAGATAAAGAGATTACATCATATATTGTTTTAGATGTAGAACAAGAAGAAAGTATAATTTACATGAGAGAACTTCGTGGTTCCATTGTAGATGCAAATCGTTATATTACACAAGAAGACAGTTTTGAATATATTGTTTCGAATGTAATTTATACACCATTAAATATGACAGAGGAGGAAGGGAAAGATAAAAAAATAGAATTTGCAAAGGAAGTATTAGAAGTAGATTTATTTCCACATTGTAGAACAAAAAGAGAGAAATTATATTTTCTGGGGTATATGACAAAACGATTGATTGAAACAAGTCTTGGTATCACAGAACCAGATGAAAGAGATAGTTATTTAAATAAAAGAATTGATTTAGCAGGGTCATTATTGAATAATCTATTTCGTAATTATTTTAATAAATTGGTAAAAGATATGCAAAAACAAATTATTAGGGAAATTAACAATGGTTCGTGGCGTTCTACTGACAACTATATGAATATTATAACTAATACAAATATATATAAAATTATAAAATCTACAACTATAGAGAATGCACTTAAACGAGCACTAGCAACAGGTGATTTTGGAATTAAAAATACAAATAGTAATAAAGTTGGTGTAGCACAAGTGTTGAACCGATTAACCTATGTTTCTAGTTTAAGTCATTTAAGAAGAGTAAATACACCGATTGATAAAAGTGGAAAACTAATTCCTCCTAGAAAATTGCATCCAACATCGTGGGGGTTTTTGTGTTTAGCTGGTGATACCAATGTATTATTATCAAATGGTGTTGATTCTAAACAAATAAGATATTTAAGAAATGGCGAGAATGTGATTACGATTCATAGAGAGAACTTAAGTAGTGAGCCTTCTGGAATTTATAGATGTTTTACAAAAATGGCAAATCATTTATTTGAAATTACAACGATTAGTGGAAGGTCTGTAAAGGCGACATCAGAACATCCATTTCTAGTAAAAACAGGAGAGAATACATATGAAATGAGAAATGTGGATGAATTATGTGTTGGTGACCGAATGATTATAAAACATATGCTGAACCCTCTTACTGACATACATACAATACCGTATGTATATATTGATTCTTATGAGATTCCAACATATCATCAGTTAGCATTAAAGAAATGTAATTTAATAGAAGAAGTGTTGAATATAGAACAGTTAAAGATTATTACACGCATACTTGGTGTAGTTCATACAATTGGGTCTTATACAAAACAATCACAAGTGATTGAAATTGAACTTGAAAGTAATGAATTATATCATCATTTAAAGAGTGATATTCACGATTTAGGATTTGATGAAAGTGTTATTGTAAAAGAAAATAATATTATTTATCTTGTGAATGAATTGGTATCATTCATTAAAGAAGTATCAGAAAATAGAATTGACAAAATTAATAAATGTAGATTAACCTCGTGGTTATTATTTCCAAATTCAATTCTTACTCGTGAATATTTATCAACTATATTGGTTTGTTTTGGAATTGATTACGACGGCGACACAATTACATTTCCGAAATTTATGATTGAGAAAGGCGATGAATATGAAATAGATATAGTTGAATATATGCAATCTTTATTAAGTTTATTTAAAGTATTTGATATTCATATTTCAATTCATAAAGAAAACATTGAAAATGATTATATAGAATATTCAATAGATTTGGAACATACACTAGAAAACATCTATAATTATTTTAATAATATTCATTTCAAATATGATGAAAAAACAGGAAATTCCCTCTCTTGTGTAATCGAGCAAATATTCTTAAAATATCATGACATTTCTTCAGATTATGAAGAGGTAAAAGAAGAAAGTAATGGGTGTGTAAGTGTTCCTATTCATTCAATCAGAGAGATAGAACCAGAACTTGTATATGATTTTACAACCTTTAGTAAGAACCATTCATTTATAGCATCTTCCTTTGTATGTTCGAATTGTCCTGTAGAGACACCAGAAGGAGCATCAATTGGTGTAGTAAAGAATATAAGTTATATGTGTCATATTACGATACCATCATCAAGTTTGATAGTGTATGATGTGTTGAAAGAAAAGATTGATTATATTGATGAGATAGATGAACCAAAGAAATTATACAATAAAGTAAAAATTATAGTGAATGGAAATTGGATAGGAATCACAAATGAACCTTGTGAATTGTATAAATATCTAAAACATATGAAATATACAGGGGTATTTAATATATATACAAGTATTACTTTTCATTATCGAAAGAAAGAGATTATAATATGTACGGAGGGTGGAAGACTTACAAGACCTGTTCTAAAAGTAAATAATAATATTGTAACATTAACTAAACCTGTTATAGAAGGTATAAATAATAAAAAATTATTATGGGATGATTTAACAACGAATCATAGAATAGAAGAGAGTGTTATAGAATATATTGATCCAGAAGAACAAAACCATTCTATGATTGCGATGAAACCTTCAATCCTGATAAATAATAAAGAATATAATTATACACATTGTGAAATACATCCAAGTACTATCTTTGGTATTTTAGCTTCTTGTGTTCCTTATCCAGAACATAATCAAGCACCTAGAAATACATATCAGTGTGCGATGGGAAAACAAGCAATGGGAATGTATGTAACAAACTATGATAAACGAATGGATAAGACAAGTTATGTGCTGACATATCCAATGCGTCCAGTGGTAGATACTCGTATAATGAATATGTTGCAATTAAATAATATACCATCAGGTGAGATGGTAGTTGTAGCTATATGTACTTATACAGGATATAATCAAGAAGACTCCATTATATTCAATAAGGCTTCGATTGATAGAGGTATGTTTGCAGCGACAATCTATCATACCGAGAAAGATGAAGATAAAAAAGTATATGGAGATGAGGAGATTCGTTGTAATCCAGACAAGAAAAAAACAAAAGGAATCAAGTTTGGAAATTATAGTAAATTAGGTCGTAATGGATTAATACCTAAAAATACATTAGTAGAAAATAAAGATATTATCATTGGAAAAGTAATTCCTATAAAAGAAAATCGTAATGATAATACAAAAACAATAAAGTATCAAGATGTTAGTACTATATATAGAACAAATGAAGAAGTATATATAGATGATAATTATGTCGATAGAAATGGAGATGGATACACCTTTTGTAAAGTGAAATTGCGTTCCTTTAGAAAACCAGTAATTGGAGATAAGTTTTCAAGTCGAGCAGGACAAAAAGGAACTGTTGGAATTATTCTACCAGAAGAAGATATGCCGTTTAATCAAGAGGGTGTTCGTCCAGATATTATTATCAATCCTCACGCTATACCATCCAGAATGACAATCGGTCAATTAAAAGAAACCTTATTAGGAAAAGTATTATTGTATTTAGGTCTTTTTGGAGATGGAACGAGTTTTAGTGAGCTTTCGGTTTCTAGTATATGTGATGAATTACAAAAGATAGGTTTTGAGAGAAATGGTAATGATATATTGATGAATGGATATACTGGAGAACATTTAGAGACATCTGTATTTGTTGGACCAGTATTTTATCAAAGATTAAAACATATGGTGAATGATAAACAACATAGTAGAAGTTTCGGTCCGATGGTGGTTCTTACACGACAACCAGCAGAAGGAAGATCTAAAGATGGAGGTCTTCGATTTGGAGAAATGGAGAGAGATGCCATGATTACACACGGAGCATCAAGATTTACAAAAGGAAGACTATATAATGCTTCAGATAAATATAATGTATGGATTTGTAAATGTTGTGGAATGATTGCATCTTATAATGATGAAAAGAAGATTCATTTATGCAATACTTGTGATAATCGTACTCGTTTTGCATATGTTGAATTACCCTATTCGTGTAAATTATTGTTCCAAGAATTGATTACAATGAATGTTGCTCCAAGATTAATTACTGAATAAAAAAAAATATTAGAATATAATATACATGGTCCAAAGAAGTAGTCAAAAAAAGGAAGAGGAGAAAAAACAAGAGAGAACAACACTTCAAACAGTTGGAGATAATTTATTAGGAATGGTTCCTGCTTTTAATGTTCCAAGATTACCAGAATTTAATGTTCCAGGACTTGGTGCTTTAGGTTTGGGACAACAAGAAACTGAGACTCCACATAATGAAAGTATAGAATCAATACCACTAGAGAGACAACCACAACACACTCAACCTGTTATGAAAACACAATCTCTTGGATTTGAGCGTGGTTCTTCACAAGGAGATATAGGTCTTTTAGACCCTCCATCTTCACAGCCTTTTAGAGGAGGTAAAAAGAAGAAAAAGAAGAATACAAAACGAAATAGAAAAGGAAAAGGTAAAAGTTCAAGAAAACATAATCAATCTAAGAAAAAAAAAGGTCGTAAATCTAAACATACACGAAGAGGTAGTCATAAAAAATAAATTATAATATTTTTATTTACTTCTAAGTTTATAATAAAGATACATTAATAAAATACAAAAAAAGAATAAATATATTTTAATACCCATATTTGTTTCTTTATGATGAATAGGATTTTCTTCTTCTTCATGATATCCATTCCATAAATCACACATATTCATAAAGGTTTCTTCTTCAACAGATTGATCTAATAATCGGTTCAGTGTTCGACGATTACGAAGAATAGGATTGCGTCTAATATCTCTTTTAGAGAGTTGGTTTGTATCTAAAATTTGTCGTAATTCATACAATGGTATATACCCTTTACTTGTTCGTCTTCGATTATTTGTATCTACTGTATCTAATTGAACCTCAGCACAAATTGGTTCAGAACCTTGCATAAACGCAGAAAACATGCGTACCGGATTTATTTCAGCAACATTAGCAGCAATCCCAGGGGCTAAACCTCGTAAAGTATCACTTCTATATCCAGAAATATCAGATACAATTGGAATATACCCATCTGGTATATTATTCACATACATAGACCTTGGAACATTTCGTCCTGTTTTATAATCTTTACATTGTCCTAATGTTTCTAAAATAAATGTATTTCCAAGAGGTCTTCTTGTTCTTGAAGCTTTTCCACCTCCTTGGACCAATTCATTTACATAACTAATAATACCTGTTATATTTCGACTTAATTGACCGATTGAACCTCTTCCTGAGATTCCCATCTCTCTTGGATTACGAATTTGTTTTGCATAATTATAAGTATCTCCTAAAAATCTTCTCTCTACATCGCCTACACCTTTTGCAATATCTTTAAATACACTACTCATTATATAAATACATATATAATAAATAATTAAGAATTAAAAATCTGGTATTGCATCTGCTTCTTCTTGTAATTGTTGAGCTTCTGTTTCTGCCTGTTTTGCCATATCCTCAACAATTTGTTGATGTTCTTTTAATAAATCTTTATTTTTAGTAGTTTGTTTTTCTGTTGTTTTCATACGCTGACTTAGATTATTTAATCTATTTAACATCTTCTCATTACCAACCTTTACATCATTCATATCTTTGTTTAGTTTATCTGTAAGTTCGCTAATTCTTTTTATATTTCCAGCATTTTTTATGGGTAGTGCATCTTTATCACACGCATTACTCATTCCTTCTATAAGTTTTATTTCAGAATGAAAATATTGTGAATAAAATAAAAGAAATAATGTTATCAAAAATATAAAAATGTATAAATTCATTCTATATATATTATTATATATTAATAATATATAATGTCTTCTTGCCAACCACAGAATAGAACAGTATTTATATCAAATAATGTATATAGAATTCAAAGACTTAAATTTGACCCAGCTCAACCTAAATTACCCAATCAACCTCCTATTGCTAAATATGTAAGGAAACAGCTTATTTGTGATTGTCAACCTAAAAAAACAATTGCAGTCATTAAAAAAATTAATAGTTGTATTCCAGATTCAAGAAAAATTCGAAGAAGTGGAAACACTCTCTTAAATATCAATCCAGAAACTGGTGTTAGAGATAATATTGATTCAAGATATTATACCACTCGCCTCGAATTATTAAAAGGAAGATGCCAGACTTATAACCAAAAATCATTTAATTTCACTCGTATCGATCAAAGTAATAATAAATATGCTGCGAATTGTGCGACTACAGATGGAAGAACAGATTGTAGAATTACTTATTATAAACCAAGTAATCAAAAGTTTGCAGTTCAAGGTGCTGTATCCTCCTCCAATCAAACTTTAAGTAAAAAATATGATATTATACGAAATGAAGTAAAACCAAATAAACCTTTCATAAATAATGTGAAATGCAAACCAACTAAAATATCCAATCGGTCCTTTTTATGTTAATTCATTTATTATATATATATAATACATGAATGAAGTATATAATCGTATCTACTATTACTTTTTAGCTTGTATTCCTCTTCGTATATCTCTCATTCTCATACTATCTTATATCCCTATGTTTCTTCTTCCTTATTACAATATTCTATTCTTAATTATGGCTTATGGATTTATGTATTCTTTTATTTATATGATATGGAATCCTCAAATTCTTCATAAGGGGTTATTTAATGGTGTTGTTTGGTGGAATTATAATCGTCTTATTCACTCTTTAGTATTTTATATTGTATTCTTCCATCTCAAAAATAAAAATGTGAAAGATAGTATTCAATTATTATTATTAGACTTATTTTATGGAATATTAACATTTATAATATATTATGGTTATTTATTACTTAAAAATATGGAAATTATTAACATATGAAAGATATTAAATATTGCAGAAATGAAGCAGAGAGAAGATATGAAACACTTAATATTATTTATCAAATGAAACAAAATAATCTACATTCTTATTATCCAGCCATACGAAAACTTCTTGACCTCCTAAATATTTATGTAAAAGAAGGTAAAAGAATAATTATAGATATACCTTTCCCAGAATTGAAAAAAAGAATTATTGGAACATTAGAAGTAAATAAAAAGTATAAATGTGAAATTGTTTTAAAATCTACTTTATAAATATGTTTTTTATTGTAAATTCCTTTTTACACGGAATATTATGTTGTATGCACCATTCTATACATTTCTTTTTATTATCACTATATAACTTATTTAGTCTTTCCTTTTCTCTATCTTTATTATCAAGATTTTTAATTAAAGATAGTGTATAATTTATATTTACCAATTGCATCTCTCCATAATATGAATTGATATATTCGATACTTTTCATAAAATGAAGAGGAATGGGACAAGAGAGAAAAGATGATATTTTATAAACGCTTGTATCTATTACATACAATACTTTAAAAATAGATAATAACCTATCTGATATAAAATCAATCGATTCATACTTGAAACCATTACATATAATATATTTCTCTGAATTCGCAATACGACTGGTTTTTAATTTATGAATATGAACTTTTCTATAAAACAAACTTAATATATACACTAAATCTAATGTTGGTTTTTTAAATATATCAAATACTTTTAATATAAAAGAGCCATTCTGTTTTTGTAAAAAAATACTATATATGATTTGAGCGTATAATAATAATGTTGCTTGAGTTTCTTGATTATTATAATCATTTGAGAAATCAAATCCACCATCTCCAGTAACAATATCCATAGTATGTCTATATTTTGAGATTGTATGAATCAAATTATCGTAAGATAATAAATTACCTGTTCCATCGATACCTTTCTCTATATTTACATTTGGATACTTAGAGAGAAAATTATGTGATTTATCCCATCCAGGAACAAATTTATTTGTAGGGTCAATTAATGACATTCCATAATACAAATCTTTATCATTTTTTCTTGTTTCAGCAATTGCTTCAATAAATCCACCTGGACCTTCAGCCAAATGAAATGACCTTATTTCTCTCTCATTATATTCTTCTAAGAGAGAAAAACGATTTATCATTTCAATCATTTTATAATAAGAACGTGATATGGGTTTTAAATTACTAACTGAAAAAGAAGTTAAATTAGAATGTATAAATTCATATGGATTTGTATATTTTTTATACATCTCCCATTTTGTATTCATTCTATGAATTTCATACTTTACTTTATTTAAATATTGAGAGAGAGATTTGTTTAATACACTCTCTACTTCTTGTTTCGTTACCTTAATACAAAAAATATCATCCGATACAATATTATCAATAGAAGGTAATAAACCACTATGCATTATATTAAAAATAATTATATCTTTATACTTTTTGATATGATACATAAACTATGTTGCTTCTTTCAATTTAAGTTTCTTTTTTAATTTCTTAATTTTCTTAATTTTTTTAACTTTTTTTATCTCTCTACTTTCTTTCTTAACGTTCTCATTCTCTTCTTGATATTGTTCTTCGAAAGGAGATGCTACTCCATTGACAAAACTTTTAAATACATCTTCTACATTTACATCAAGAACCTTTTTATACACGAAATAGCGATTTAAGAACGAGATACGTCTTTGAGATGAATAATCATCTAATAATAACGCATTCTTTACATCATTTTTTAGATAATTTTTTCTCTTCTGTCTATCATTTTCTTGAATTTCTTGTTTCATTTTTGAATACAATTCACTAAATAAACCACTCGAATTCGGTAATCCCATACGATTAGCTTCATCTAAATCCACTAATTGGAATCCATAACTATTCATTAATTCAGTAAAATAATCAAAATTAATTAAATACTCACGAATTACTTTATTGATACTTTCTTGATATACATCGATTGCATATCCTAAACTTGTAATATTATCATTGAATACATTACTATCATATTTTTTAGTAATTTCCCATATCTTATGTTCATCATTACTAATTGTAATATTTGTTTCTTCAATTGGATTCATTCGCACTATTTCACTAACACTTTCATTCATCTTTATGTTTTTTAATTCATCAAATATCTTTTTTCCATCATAAGCACAACCTATAAAATACCCATTTAATTTTGTTCCTTCACAAACATTGCGTATATAATTATGTAATGTATTCTTATTCTCAAAGAAATAATGAAGAGAGAACATGGAAGTTGTGATATGAAATCCATCTTTTCCTATACCGAAGTTTTTAAATACACCTCTTCCCAATTTACTTTCATTTGCTTCACCCTTCCCAAACACAGCGTCCACAATCTTTTTATCTCTCTCATTATATAAAGCTTCTCCATTTTTTATGTTGAGAGAACTGTTCCCTTGAACGAATAAAACAGATGGCATTACTTTAACCGTTTTTCTATAATTTAAATATCTCGCACACGCACCATCTAGACGATTTAATATATTATCTTTTGATAAATCAACACCAAAGACAAACTTCAATTTGCTCTGTATCCATTTTGGAAAATCACCACCTTTACCAACCGTCAAATCATATAAACTATCTCCCATTTTAGATACACCCATGATTAGTTTTCTCTTTACATATAAATTATGGAAATCACGTAAAGGTCGTGTAACTGTATAGTCTTTTTTATTGTAATAAACATCATCATCTCCAATAAATTCAGGGATTCCTCTTCCACTTCTTAACATATCCTCTGTTACTGGTTGATGAATCGAAGACCATACACTTTGAGCGACATGATATGCATTTCCATAATTCTTTTCTCCTCTTCTAAATTCCGCTGTTTTATCATATCGTACACGTATTGGTTTCCATTTCCACATATCACGCTCTGTTTTTACATATTTAAACTCCACAATCATATTATCTTCAATGACTTCTTTATCATCTTCTGTCATCATAACATTACCTGTTGCTGTTGATTTTAATAATAGATTACATAAATGAGCGGTATTGGAAAATGGATTGGTTGGATAAAAGGGCATCGGACGATAATTTTTTGTATTGTCGCGATCTCCAATAACTTCTACATTATCATCTATAATATCTTGACAAGGATTAATGTATCCGTGTATCCTCTCATCAAAACCAACACGCAAAATTAGAGTTTTATATTGTTGAATATTATTATTTCCAGTCATATTTTCACCATTTTGATACAAATGAGAAACTATATCATTGGAACGCTCATCTTTTTTTGTTGTTACTAAAAAGTCTATTGTATTAAATTCTGGTGGTTTCCATTTGAACGATAATTGCCACGTTGTTTTATGATTAGACGGTTTTTTATTTTTATAATCTACACCAACACCATGATTGATTGGTGTAAATATTAAACCATCTGTCTCATATTCATATTTATCTTCCTCTATATTCTTTAAAATGTGGGAACATTTATTGAAAATAGTAGTTCTATCACCTCCATACGAAACTTGAAATATTTTATATTCTAGACGAAAAGGTGTTCCAGTTGATGAAACTTTATTTAAAGAGATACTATTTATAAAATTGCGTAATAGATAATATCTATAATTTTCACTAACTTTAACATCACTTTCTTTTGGTATATGAACGAAATGTTTTGAACGATGATCCACACCATTTATGAAATATATATCAAATGATGCGTACAAATTTATATATCTCCCTGTTTTGTCATGTTCAATATGTTCTCCATCCAATAATGAATTGAAATATTCTTTATTTTTTAGAATAGAACCTGTAAATTGAACGTTCATATTTGTATCTATTAAATATACTTTTCCCTTTTTTGAAATATATAAAAGCTTACGCAATCCATCTGCTTTTTCTGTTACAGTATAGGGTTGTCTAATATTTGCTAAATTATCTGTTCCATCTTTTCGTAAAGGCAATATATTTTTCAACTCTAACGAAATGGAAGAAGGACCTATAAAATCTCTAGGATAAAGACGTCTTTTTTCGATTCCTAATAATGATAAATAGTCATTTCCTATATCTATCATCTCTTTATACGAAATAGGATAATTTGAACCTTGATGACCGGATAAAATATATTTAATAACCTGTCTTAAGTTATTATAAGATTTATCATATAATGCATCTAATTCATCATCACTCATATCTTCACTTGTTTGTGAAAGAATACTCTCTAATACTTTATCTTTTTCAATCTCAATTTCAATTTCATATTCTTCATCATTTGTTAATACTTTAGAATCGTGAATATTCAAATCTGGAATTAAATTACCTTTAACATTCCTTCTTGAGGAACGCACAATACTCAAATCAATACGAACACCTGGAAACTCTTTATTTTCATACGAATATCTTAATAAATATCTGAAAATTTTCTTTGTATCACCCCACTGAGAAATCATTCTTTGTATAATATCACTATTCTTATGATATAGATTTTCCTCTTGATAGGATGCACGAAAATTAAACTCATTCATATTTACTGGAAGAATCTCCATATTTCGTTCATTATCTATCTTTCGTCTCTTCTGCAAAAATCTAGTATTCTTCAGTAGATTGTTATTTTCATCCAATATTGAATTTGTCTTACAATATTTTTGAATATTACTCATATAATTTATTTCAGTACGAATATTTGAGATTTGTGTTCTTTGTGTTCTTTGATTAAAATATTCATTTTGTATTTTAAGTATTTCATTCTCACTTGTTAATACAAAATTTCTGGATAAGATAAATGAAATTACATTATTAAAGTCAATTTTTGAAATCCTTCTAACACCTCGTGTTCCAAAACGAATTTCAAATTCTTCATTTTTATTGTCTGATATAATAAAATCTATGTATTGTTTCTTCATTTCTATTTGACGCTCTTTCATATCCTTCTTAGACATATTTATATATAGATATTGTTATTTTATTTATATATTTTCAATTTTATATGTTAATATTCTAAATATATAACTAAACATTAAATTCCCTCAATTTCATTTTTATAGATTCATATAATTCACTCTTTTTCTTGTTTTTGGTATTTAACATTAATTTATCACATATCTCTATTAAATCCTTCACTTTATAGTGAGACATAGAATACAGTGGTTTATCCAAATTCTCTATTCTATAATGATTTTCTATATATTTATTGTCTACTTTATGAATAGAGAGATTGTATCTATTCTCGTGATACAAAATATGATAAAATTCCTTTTCATCATATACAATACACGAAACTATATCATTATTTTCAATACATACATTTAACTTTGATAAAATACACAATGCTTTGAATGTATTAAAATCACATACATTCATATTTCCTAATATTTCTACTACCTTTTTTACATCTATTTTATATATCTTTTTCAGCTCTTGTTTTCTCTCTCGCACCTTATCAATATATTCATAGCGTAATTCTCTCTCTAATTGGAATTTATTCTTTATATTCTTATATTCATCTTCCCCATAACTCATTACATACCAAGACCAAAAGAAAAAATCTTTCTCTACGATATCATAGTATGA